CCTACAAAGTCACCGGCAACACCGCGTTCGCCGGCCATCAGCCCGGCGACATGTTCGACGCCGACCTGACAGACGAGGAAGAGGACCTCGCACTCGAGCGGGGCGCCATCCAGGTTGAAGGCGGCCGTTCCACCAAGACCACGAAGAAGGAGAAGGAAGATGCCTAAGCGAGTCGCCCTCAAAGACCATGTTCAGGTTGCGTTACAGGACCTCTCGACGTTCGCCCGGTCGGTCACGTTCTCGAGCGAACATGCCCGCATCGACGTGTCCGGCTTCAACGCGACCGGCAGCGACGAGTTCCTTGCCGGCGCCACCACCCAGTCAGTCACCGTCGAGTTCTACAACTCTTACGGCACCAGCGAGGTTCACCAGACGCTGTATCCGATCCACGCGACCCGGTCCGTTGTTGCGTTCCAGTGGCGGCCCGACCAGACCAGCCCAATCAGTGTGACGAACCCGGAGCTGCGCGGCAACGTTCAGTTGCTCACCTACAACCCGGCCGCCACCCGTGGTGACGCCGAAACGTGGTCTGCTGACTTCGTGGCTGCTGATCCGGCCGGGCTCGCCTACGTGACCGTCGGACCCTAGATGCCGCAGAACGAAACGATCGTCGTTACCGGCTACAGCGGCATGATGAAAGCACTGCTGCGCGCCGACAAAGACGAGAAGAAATACGTGCGCAGTGTGTTCCGTGAGGTCGGCCAGGAGATCCGTCAAGACGCCGCAAGCCTGTTCGAACCCTATGACCGAAAGACCGCGGCCGGCTACCGCGTCTACGTGCGTCAGCGTGGCGTCGCCGTCGAACAGTCACTACGCAAAACGACCGGGAAGCATCCCGAGTTCGGGTCACTGCAGATGGCAAAGGCGCTTGTGCCCGCGCTCGAACAGGACGCCCCCCATCTCGAGCAGGGCATGGAACACGCATTGGACCTGATCGCCGCACACTTCGAGGCGGCCTAATGGCGTATCTCGTGATCGAGGACGTGAAGCCGTGGGACGGCCGCTACGAATTGGACCTCGACACGGCTGAGCTGACGCGGCGTGAATGGGGCTGGATCAAACGCCACAGCGGCTACCTGCCGATGACGATCGGTGAAGGCTTCGACGGTGCCGACCCCGCTCTCGTCGCCTGTCTCGCCGTCATCGCCCTGTATCGCGCCGGCAAGATCACAGTCGACGACGTTGGTGGCGTGTTCGAGCGGTTCGAGGACACACCGGCGATGAGCACAATCCGGATGGAAGGAGACACCGAGCCGGATGATGTGGCGGACCCTCCCGTAAGCTCGAACGGGAGCGAGCACTCTTCTGGGCCCGCTACGAGCGAGAGCTCGGAGACCTTAGTCAAGCCCCCGAACGATCCTGGGACGCCCGACTCGGCTTCTTTGGAGTGGCCGCTTGCCAGGTCGGTGACTTGACGCCCGGCCAGCTCCTCGGCTGCGTCGACCTATTCGCCGCCATCCACGGCAGCGGCGAGGACGACTAGATGGCCCGCCGGATCGGTGTCGAGCTCGTCCTCAACGACGCCGAATACCTGCGCGGCCTGAAACGCTCCGCCGCAGGCACCACCAAGTTCACCAAAGAGGTCGAACGCGCAGGGCGTGGCGCCGCCGCCGGCACCGGCCTGTTCCGTGGGATGGGCCGCTCGATCGCGTTCGCCAGCGGCGGCTTCCTCGCGTTCGATTCCGCCACCCAGTTCTTGCGCTCGAGCGTGGACGCTGCCCGTGACGCCGCCGTGGGCCAGCGTTCCCTCGCCGCGCAGATGAAAGCGAGCGGCCAGTCGTTCCAGCGCAACCGGGAACGGATCGAGGAGACGTCCCTCAGTTACGCAAAGTTTGGCTTCACCAACGATGACGTGATCAGGTCATTGACGGTGCTCGAGCGTGGCACCGGCAGCATCAACAAAGCATTGCGGCTGCAGACGTTGACGGCCGACCTCGCCCGCGCCAAGAACCTGCACCTTGCCGACGCTGCCAACGTCGTCGCGAAAGTGTTCGGTGGCCAGGAGACCGCTCTGCGCCGCGCCGTCCCGGGTTTGCAGAAGACGGCGCACGGCTGGGACCTGATCACGCAAGCTGGACAGCGGCTCCGCGGTCAGGCTGCCGCGAACACCACCGCCGCCGAACAATTCTCGGCCGCCCTCCACAACACCCAGGAGATCGTCGGGCAGGCGTTACTGCCGACCCTGAACCAGTACCTCCGCTCGATGACGAAGTGGCTGGACAAGAGCGAGAACCAGAAGAAGCTGCAACATGACGTGAACGTCGTCACCAAGCTCGGCGCCGACAGTTTCGATCTGCTGGCAAAAGCGATCCAGGGCGCTTCCGGCGCCTACAGCATTTACCAGGGGCTCGTCTCGCATGCGCCCGGCGGCAAGCAGGGGCTGCTGCAATCGTTCCTGACTCCGGGCGGAATGATCACTTACCTTGCGCGACGGTTTCAACAGCACGGGGCCGCCGGCAAGTCGATGACGCCCGCACAGATCATCGCGAAGGCCGCCCGCGACGGAAAGTTCGACCTCACCACCGGCCTACCGTTCCCACCGCAGGCCCGGCCAGGATCCACCGGGGCGACCACGACGACGCGGCGAGGGTTGTCGCTCACCGGCCAGTTCAACCTCGCCGAACTGCGATTGGCGAAAGCACAGCTGACGGCGACGCAGGCTGACGACCGGCGGATCCTCGTCACCGAAGCAGCGATCCTCGACAAGCAGATCGCGGGCACGAAGAACTTGCAGGACAAGATCAAGCTGACGCAGCAGCTCGCCGGCGTCCAGGGCCAGATCCTCTCGATCGACCAGGCGAGCTCGCAGGTCATGAAAGAACAGAATCAGACGCTGAGGGATCGCGCTGACGCGATCAAGTCGGCGGTGCTCGACCGGTTGCAGCAACGTCAGACCGGTGTTGAGAATCAGCGCGCCCTCAAAGACGCGCAGGCCGCATTACGCACAGCGCGCCTGTTGGGTGGGCCGGGCGGTATCCGACTCGCGCAGCGTGGTGTCAGTGATGCGCGTTTCGCGATCCTGCAGGCCCGGCTCGAGGCCGCACCCGCCACGTTGCGCGCAGGCACGTTCGCGCTCGGCAACGTGATCACCGTGAACGTGCATGGAAGTGAGAGCCCTGAGAAGGTGGCGGCCCAGGTTGTTGCGATCATCCAACGCAAGTCACGCCACACCAGCAGCCAGTCGCGCGGCCCGACCGCGGGACGCTAGATGGCGATCCTCGGTGTCAGCCTCGCCCCCGCAAATCTCGCGCTCGCCCCCACCCCGACTTGGGAGCGGATCGACACGACGTACAACGTGCAGACGTGGACGATTGATCGGGGCCGCCCGAACGAGATGAGCCGCACCGGCACCGGCAGCGCCCACATCGAGCTCGTCGACCGGACAGGCGACTTCGACCCGACAAACCCCGATGGCGCGTTCTACGGCAGGCTCGAGGCCGGTGTCCCGATGGGCCCATTGGTGCAGGCCGCGATCGCACTCCAGAACCCCGTCGACTCGAGCTGGTCGGTCCTGTTTCGCGGCTTCATCAGCCAGATTCAGTGGGTGCCGTACCAGACGAAGGACTGGGCGAACGTCACTCTCGACCTCGTCGACGCATTGGCGATCCTCGCTGCAGCGGAGATGCCACTTGATGGCAGCGTCGGTGACGACTTCATTGACGGCAACATCGTCTTCAACCAGGACCTCGCGACGAACGCTGTGCAGACGAGGATCGTGAAGCTGCTCGACGAGATCGGCTGGCCTTCGTCGCTCCGCACGATCTTCACCGGCAACGTCAAGCTGCAAAAAACGGTGTACGCGCCGAGAACACCCGTCCTGACGGTGATGCAGGACGCCGCTGACGCCGAGTTCCCCGACATCAGCAACATCTATGTGGGTGGGCCACGCCACCCAGGCAGCATCATCTTTCATGGCCGGCTCGCCCGCTTCAACCCGACCGACTCGAGCTACGGGATCGTCACGTGGCAGGCCGGTGACGATGCTGCGGCAGCCGTCAGCCCGAGCACGGTTGTTCGGATCTCACCGCCGCTCACCGCGAGCCTCGACGACACGTACTTGTACACGTCCGCGTTGGCGGCACCACAGAACATCGCTGACATCGACATCGCCGGCCAGTACGTCATGGATGCGGGCGCGGTCGCCACGAAGGGGTTGCGTACCTGGAGCGCTGAGAACCTCGCCACCGCCGGCGGCACCACCACCACCGGCGACCAGGAAACGAAGTTGTTCGCCGACTACGTCCGTGACAACTATCCGACACCCCGTGTGCGTGTCGGCCAGCTCACGATCAAGGGCCGCCGGCCGGCGAGCGTGAACGGCCCAGCGACCTGGGCGCTCCTCTGCGGCATCGACATCAGTGATGTTGTCCACGTCACAACAACCCACGCGGGCGGTGGCGGCTTCAACGACGACTTCTACGTCGAGGGGATCCACTATGTCGCCACACCAGGGCCCGGCTTCCCGATCGTCGAGCTCACCCTCGACCTGTCACCCGCCGGCTACTACGACGCCAACCCCTTTAGCTGATGCCGAACAAACAACACACCATGCATGGCCGCGACCACGAACACGGTGCTGCCGATCCGACCCTGATCCACTGGGCTGACACCGACACCGGTGGCGGCGCATCAGGCGGCTCGGCGGCGTGGGCGCTCTACACCGGTGGTGGCGTCACCGTCCCAGCCCCCGGCACAACCCCTGTCGGTATCAGCCTGCCGAAGATGGCGTACGGGCCGCCCGGCCAGACAGCGTTCGGGC